CAGTTTGTGTTCTGGCACTTCTATCTGGTCATCTACATTTTTTCACCGAAGTTGGGTCACAAGATGACTGCATACTTTGAAGAGGAAGCAGTAAAGAGTTACGACACATACTTGATGTTGATTGGTAAAGGGTGTTTGGACAATCCCCCCGCACCACAGATTGCTATTGATTATTATGATTTGAGAAAGGATGCGACAGTATACGACATGATCTATCGCATTCGCGAAGACGAAAAAAACCACGCAAAAGCAAATCATAGGTACGCAGAGTAATGGACTTTTTAGATTTCATCACTGAGTCGAAGAACACTCACATGACTCACATTGAGGACAAGGTTCTCTATGGAGGTGTGGACGGGACTCGACAGGCTATCAATGCGTTGCGTGAACTGCGTAATATGTTGGCGGGTAAGAAAGAGGCCGGAGTCTCCGTGAAGTGGGACGGTGCGCCTGCCATCTTTGCAGGTATCGACCCCCGTGATGGAGAGTTCTTTGTCGCAAAGAAAGGTATCTTCAACAAGAACCCCAAGGTCTACAAGACCAACGCCGACATCGATGCAGACACCAAGGGTGACCTGAACCAGAAACTCAAAGACGCTCTGCGATATCTGCCAGACCTTGGCATCACTGGTGTCATACAGGGTGACTTCCTGTTTGGTCGCGGAGACCTTGGAACTAAGACCATTGATGGTAGAACTTATGTAACATTCCACCCCAACACGATTGTCTACGCAGTGCCAGTAGAACAATCGGAAGCAATCCGCAAAGCAAAGATTGGTATCGTATGGCACACAACCTACACCGGCCGAACATTCGAGACAATGCGAGCATCATATGGTGTGAATGTCGCAGGACTTAAAAAATCACGTAACGTCTGGTCGCAGGATGCCATGTTACGAGACGTTCGTGGTGCAACAATGACAGCAAGAGAAACGGAGAACGTTAATGCGATTCTTTCAGAGATTGGAACACTTTTTAATTCAATTAGTGGAAGCACACTACGAGCACTTGAAGCAAACCAATCCTTGGCTCAACATATCGAACAATTCAACAATACCTACGTGCGAAAGGGACAACGAATCAAAGACCCCAAACAACACGCTCGTAGATTGATCACTTGGATCAAGTCTAAGTATGCAAAGCAGATGTCGTTGCGTAAGACCCCAAAGGGTAAGGCAACACAGAAGGCAATCATGCAGTCATTACTGGATTTTTTCGATACAAAAAATCTGCAAAATTTAGAAAAAATGTTTCAATTACAGAAATTAATTGTAGATGCAAAATTAATTCTTATAAATAATCTTAATAAGATCGGTTCTCTTGAAACTTTTGTGAAGACATCAAAGGGATATAAGACAACTGGTCAAGAAGGTTATGTAGCAATTGACACACTAGGTGGTGATGCGGTGAAACTGGTTGATCGTATGGAGTTTTCCTACAACAACTTTTCACCCGATATTTTGAAGGGATGGCAGAAACCAAGTAGGAGATAAATTGTGTTATCGTTTAACGATTTCATTAAAGAAGAATGTTGGCAGGGTTATACGCAGAAGGGAATGAAGCCGAAGAACGGCAAGATGGTTCCTAATTGTGTTCCCGAAGAACAACAGGATGAGACACTATCCATACAAGGCCGTCGTGCACTTGGTCGTGCAATGAAACGACGCAAAAACCAACTCGCACTAGCACGTCGACGCAATCGCCAGAAGACTGCGGGACAGTCTCGCTTACAGACTCGTTCAAACCGTCAAGCACGTAACCAATTGTTTAAGAGATTCTCTGGTGGTAAGTCAAGATCATCACTTACACCAACACGTCGTGCCGGTATCGAAAAGAAGGTTCAGTCTATGCAAGGTCGTATCAAGGCGATTGCACGAAAGATCCTACCGGATGTTCGTAAACTAGATAGGTCTCGTAGAGGGTAAAGTGTCCAACGTACCAAGTTTTAAACAGTATCTTTTCGAAGAGGCCAAAGAGGTCTTCTTCACGTTTGGTCGTATGAATCCACCTACGATCGGACACGGCAAACTCATGAACGTCATGTCTACCAAGGCAGGTAAGAACGCATACAAAATTTATCTGTCTCAGTCCAGTGATGCACGTAAGAACCCTTTGACCTACGAACAGAAGATCAAGCACACTCGTAAGATGTATCCCAAACATGCACGTAACATCATCAAGGACAATAAACTACGAAATGTCTTTGAGGTTGCGTCGTCTCTGTATGACCAAGGATTTAATCGAGTCACAATGGTCGTGGGTGCGGATCGTATTACAGAGTTCGAAACACTTCTGAACAAATACAACGGTAAGAAAGGCCGTCACGGATTCTACAACTTTGAGAAGATCAACGTGGTATCTGCGGGTGACCGTGATCCAGATTCAGAAGGTGTAGAAGGTATGTCTGCATCGAAACAACGTGAGAACGCAAAGAAGAATGATTTCACAACGTTTTCACAGGGCGTACCATCAACCATGAACAATCGTGATGCAAAGAAGTTGTTCAACGATGTGCGGGTTGGTATGGGTCTCAAAGAGACAAAAGAATTCAAGAACAAAATATCATTGGAGTCTGTCGGTGAAGTACGTGAAAGATATATTGAAGGCGATCTTTTTAATGAAGGGGATCGAGTCAGAACAAAGGCTGGCCTTGCAGGGCACATACATCGCCTTGGTAGCAATTATGTTATCGTTGCTCTTGATGAAGGTCGTATTTCTCGTTGCTGGTTAGAGGATGTAGAACTCGAAGAGGACACCATGGGTGACATTCGTGCCTTCTTTGACCGACACAAAAACAAAAAGAGATATGAGAAGGCGGTTCGTCTATTCTTGGATATGCGTAAGAAGAACCCTGGCCAATCGAACATGATGTTGCGTAAGGTGGGTCAGATGACAGGTCTGGACATTCGTGAGATTGATCGAGTTCTTCGCGATATGGTCAAGAAAGGTGCGATGCCAAAACACCTACTCAACTACCCGTCGATACAGAAACCTGTTCGTGAAGAGAATCAACCTGAGTGGGGTACGCCTGCATCGACCAAGAAAGCAAAGAAGATGACTCCCAACGAGGCCAAGTCCGCAGACGAAGTTGACAACGCACGAAAGATTATTGATCGTGAGATGGAAAGAGACAAAGAGAAGTTTACCTCAATGATCAAACGTGCACGTCTTGCTCGTGCTCGACGTAAGAATCGTGAAGACGATGTCAAAGAGGGTTCTTGTGGTGACAAAATGAATGGTGTCAAGTTCAATCCAAAAGATATGGCAACGTTTCGAAAAAGAAACACTGAGGGTGCGAAGAACCCCGTTGCAAAGAACATGAACAAATTCAACAAACCCGCAACGCACAGGGATAAGAAGAAAGATGCGAAGCGTGGATATCAGAAGCACAAGGGGCAACTGAACGGTGGAAACTAGACTAGAAGATCTACGCAAGTGGTTCGGTAAGGGCAAGAAGGGTGACTGGGTTCGAGTCGGTACCGATGGTGAGATCAAGGGGGATTGTGCACGAGAGCCAGGCGAAGGTAAACCCAAGTGTATGCCTCGTTCAAAGGCACACTCAATGACTAAAAAGGATCGTGCATCTTCTGCACGTCGTAAGAGAAGAGCAGATCCAAGTGTGGATAGGCCTGGGACAGGGAACAAACCCATCATGGTAAAGACTGATAAAAAGGAATCGGTAGTGTACGAATATGTTAACATGAAAAATGTCGACAAGCTCAAGGCCGCTGCGAGAGACTTTGGTAAAAATAAAGACATAAACTTCAAGTCAATCGAAGATGCATTGATGACGATTGTGCAGTCAATGAGGGTTTTGGACAAAAGCACTTCTGGACGGACTGATTACAAACACGAACAAATTATTAGTAAACAAATAGTTCGAATCAATAACATCATCAACAGAACTAATTATGGCAAAACAGGTCAATCAGAAGAAGGTAAAGAGATAGTAAAAATTCTCAACAAACACAAACTCAATGGGCCAAGGCAGTTTCAAAGCGTAATTTACGAAGGGGTAGAAATGAACGAAAAGGCATCACACGACGAAATCATGAAGGACATCAATGATTTTCTCCGTAACAACGACGGCAGTGGTGTTGCGGGTATGTCTCGAAGATTAGAAAAGAAATACGGTATCGGCCCTGCACGAGCAAGAAGCATGATAAAGACCG